CATTGGCGTTAAACAAATCATTGATTGATTGCGCCGTCTCCGTCGTCAGACGAGACGTGGGCACGCCAATCAGCCCGCAAATGTTAGCCAAAGCGCGACTGTAGGCGATTGTTCTCACTTAGTCTTTGTTTTTCATCCATCCACCTGTTAAACCATGACGAGCAGGATTGACCTTAGGACGATAGCCAACGGCACACAGATGCGGATTATCTTTCAGATACTCAGGCATCCATTCATGGACGTTATTCCCGTGCTGACCCTGCAAACGGAAGAAGAGGCGGCTATTGATGCGTGCAGCCATCTGCCCAAGACCTTCCATCTGCGTAGAGCCTTGTTTACGCATCTCCGCGGCTAGACGGGCCTGGTCCTCATGGACCTTGGCTTTCTCATTGGGCAGACCATTCTGGATCTCCCACCACCATTTGCGGACAAACTCCTTGGGAATATCTGTGACTATTTGATCGCTGCTCATTAAAAAAGAAAAGGGGCAGAGCCTCGGATGAGGATGCCCCCTGTTTAAGATTACTTAACCGAGCTTGTAAGGATCGCTAAGATCCACAATGTTCAGATAAATATCCAGTGAGCCAGCGGTAAGAGCCGAAGGACTGCCGCCTGTTGCGTTCGTAAACGTAGCAACAAGGTTAACAGACGCCGTGCCCTTAACGATAGCAGCGTTGGTAAGAACCCCCGCCAGCACGCCAGCAGTCTTCACGGACTGAGCCGTGACGAGTGCGCTAGTGCTGCTGGTGGTGCCAACGTTGACTGAAAACGCCGTCGTGCCCGCAAAGGCAGTCGTGATGTTCACCAGTGCATTGTTCATTACGAAGTTCGACGGCAAAGTACCGAGCGTCAACGTTACGGTGTCGGAAGCTCCGGAACCGTAAGCAACGTCATTGTAATCAACGTGAAACTTGTTGGAGAATCCGCGAGCTTGCTCTTGCAGCGAAAGCTGTGAGAGGTCTGCGCGGGCGATGGTTACTGCTGTATCAGCCATTGTAGTGTCCTTTTATGTTGAGGATTATTGTTTAGCTGGAACCAGCAAATTTGCCGAGACCAAGCGGATTCTTAACCATGAGGGTAAGAGCCGCAAGGATGAACCCGCGACGACCACCACCAAGATCAGGCAATTCGTTAGATTCGATACCGAGCATATAGCCCAGACCGACCAACTCTGGATCAATGACGTAACCGCGAGCTTTCTGTTGGTTAGTCGTGGTCGAGGGATCTGCACCATCGAGGATACCGTTGAACAAGTCAGGTACAATCGTAACAGTGTGGAAGTCTCCGACGTACATCGTGACATCCAAATCAATCTGATGCTCGGTAGCATCCTGAGTGACTTGGTAGGATTTTGATGTAGTCGTACCTTCTTGACGCTGGAATTTGCTGACAGCCCGCTTGAGCGAGGGACCAGCAAACAACGTGTACGAACGGCGACCACCGACCTGTTGGAAGATCGACTGAAACACGTCGTTGAAAGCCGACTCGGAAAGGTTACCAGTAGTATTAGTGTCGATGTTAGCCGAAGGCGTACGAAACGCTGCGGGAACGTCGGAACCAGGGGATGCGCTGATCCACTTGCCAAGCGCACGAGCCTTGTAAGGCGCGGGCGGGGCTTCCTGTTGGCGGTCATTATCGGAACCGATACAGGCTTCGATATCGCGTTTGATTTCGCGCATAGCCTTCATTTTGGCATTCGCGACCTCGCTGGACACGCCAGCAACGTCAGAAGCCTCCTGAAGACGCGAAACCATCCACTGTTCGCGGAACTGCTGGACGTAATTGCCCAGACGAGCGCGATTGACGGCTTGATTGGAGAACGCAAGGACATCTTGACCTTCCAGCACGCCACCGAAGTTAACGGCGGAAAGGGTGTCCACTTGCCATTCTTGATACGCATTCGTCATGCGTTTAGTTTTCGAGAAGGTCGAAACCTTCGGAGTATCCTCGGGGGCGAGGATGGTCAGGAAATCTGTGAGGTCTTCACGATCACCGGCAACATTGTAAGTAGTAGATAGGGCCATTGTAGAACGAGTTTAACGGTTGAATTTTGCTTTTTCTTTTGCCAGCAGAAATGCTGCTGCTTCGTTTGCCGTGACGCCACCTTTCTTGGATAATTGTGACCGCATCGCTTCAATCTGGTTGGCTGATTTCGCTGCTGAAGGCATACGAACGTCACCACCATTGGAAGAAACAACTGATTGACTGGACGGAGGACGGTTGCTCATAGCAGTTTTAGGCTTGTTGTCTGTTTTTGCAGCCTTCTGTTTAGCATCGAGGGACCGAAGCCCTTCGATTTGCACTCCAATGATCCAATCCGCATTAGGCAGATTCTTCATCCAGGGCATCTGTGACAATGCTTGTTGGGCGAGGACGTATTCAGGCGCACTTTTGTCTTTCAGATAGGGAAACATCTGATGAGCGACTTGCTGCGACTGCTGCTTCTGCGTCAGGAACTGTGTACGGGCTGGAATGTCATCATCGAGCGTTTTTTCTGCATTACGCAGAATCGCTTTTAACTCACTCCGTCCCAAAACAGTATCGCCAACTTGAATCGGCTCAAAGTCGTCACGATCTAATTGATCTTGGGCGAATCGCTTGGCTTCCTTGGCCTGTTGCTGTAAGGAGGCTAATGCTTGAAAGTCATCAATCTGGGCCAGCGGCACATTGGCAGGCATCTGTGCGGTTGCTGGCTTTTGAGTAGCTTGTTCAGCGGGAGGGGAACTGTTTCTTTCTCCTAGCTGGGACTCAAGCTGCTCTAATCGCGACTCCAAGGCTTTTCGCTTGGCGACTTCTTTACCGATACGCTTGTCGATTTTCTTCTGAAGCTCTGGTGTAATATCCTGAGAAGGAACATCAGCTTCACCATCGGATGTTTCCACCTCTTGGCTCGGCTCGGCAGACTCGGCGGAAGCTTCGTCTGGGTTGACTGAAGTATTTGACGCTGATTCCTGCGTCGGAGCAGTCTGTTCAGTCTGTCGTTGAGCTTTAGCGTTTTCGGACTCGATGTTAAGGAGTCGTTGTGCTGCTTGCGCGACACTCAGATTACTCTTTTTCGGTGCATCATTTTTTGCCTCAGTAGATACTTCGGCTGGCTGTGAAGAAGCGGATTCGACGTTTTCGTTAGACATGGGATTATAGCCCCCAAGGGCCGATAGACTTCATGGCGGATGCCAAGTATCGGTACAAATGCGTGCGCCAACTATACTGTCAACAATAAATACAACAATTTATTGCACTGACTGAAACCTATTAGGCTCCGCGGTCTTCAGCATCGGTCTCTGCTTGCAGCAATTGCTGCTGAACAAAGTCATCGTACAACGCAATAATCTGTGAGTACGCTCGGAGTTCCCCCGTGGATGCAAGGGTCATACGATCATTTTGAACAACTGCATCGGAACACAGATCAATCATGGTGGAATGCTGCATTTCGCGCAGTTCCTCAATGAAATTCTGGAAGTTATCGTTCCCAACCAAACCAAACATGGTATGACGCAAGTTAGCAAACTTCTCAGTAGAACTCTGATGGGGATCGCGACGTTTCTTCATTTGGAGGCTGTAGCTGCAGTGGGATTAGGCATGGTAGCACCTAGGCGACCAATAACAGCGTTTTGCTGTTGCTGCATCTGGAACTCATACTGTTTCTTGCGGGTATCCAAACGCTGACGGAAGGGTTCATCTTGGGCGTACCGTTGCTGAATGTCAGGTTGCTGCAAATACTGCTCCATGATTTGCAGACCAAATTGCGGAGGTGTGCCAGGCTTGATGTTCTTGGGAATGCCGGCAAAGATCTGCGTAAGATCCTGCTGTTCGTCCTCCACTAGCTGTTGCTGGGCCTGTTGCACGGGACGAATAATGCGCTCGGCAATGTTAGGATCAATGGTGGAGATGAATGCGGTGCAGAGGGCAGAATAATCAATGATTCCATCGCGGTCGAGGGACTGAGCAGCCTGAATAATGGCAGTCCATTTCTCACTCATCCGCTTGAAGTCAGTGGATTGCACGTCCCATGACAGATAGAAATCAAACTCTTCGTTGATGTCACCCTTGTTGAACAGTTGAAGGTTGGTGTCCTTAACGCCCATTACGCGGAACATGACTTCATCTTGTCCGTACTGCTTGTAGAGCTTCCAGACCTGTCGGAAGGTGCGTGACAAACAACTGAGGAATTTATCCACCTCAAATTGATTGTAGATGGGGTCAATGGCAGGGTCACCCTCACGAGAGGCAAATCCATTGTACTCCTTGAATGAGGCTTCCAACAACGTCTCGGACGTGTTGGTGTTCATGTCAGGAATAGGACGATCTGCGTAATGGTATTCGTTGGGCCTGCGCTCCGAAATCATGGCTCCTGGCCCCCAGCGTCCTGGTGGGCGTCCTTGCGGGTAGCAAATGGGCGGAAGGATGCCTAGAGAGGCCGCGTCAATGCGACTATCTTTATGCGCCTTGATTTGGTCCTGCCAAGGCTTGCCTGGTTCTGGTACGCCGCGTGAATCGTGCAACTTGCGGCTCAGATACTCGCGACGGTACAAAACAAACGGATACTCGCCGTGGGCGTAACCAAGCAGACCTGTTTTGGCGTAGCCGTCATGGTTCTGATCGGCAGGCAGCATCGGGTTAAAGATGGTGCAGTAAATTCCTGGCGTTCCATCTTCGTCTGACAAGCGTTGGTAAGCGTAGACAACGCCAATGCGGTCAGTGAACCGCTGTTGAGTGTAGACGAAGGAACGACTGATAGGTTGAAGGTACTCGCTGGGGCTAATGGTAATCAGTTGTCCGCGTACTTTCTGAATGGCAGCTTCCACCCAATTCTCGTCCCAGCCATCGGTCTGTACCAAGGCACGCAATTGCTCCGCGGTAAAATACTCTACGCGGTAGATACCTGGCGTATGTTCAAGATCGGTAGAAAAGGATGGGATAAAAACGTGCTCATCCAGATTAAAAGCGCGGATGATGGGGTAGGACCGCTCAGGACCGTCCATTGGCACGGTGGTTTCACCTGTGTCGCGCAACTCTTTCAGCATCTTGCCAGCTTTGCCTTTGGAGCAATCGTATTGCTTGACAAAGATTTCCTTTAGGTCGTCGGCTGCGCTCTTGTCTTCCAAGAGGGCCATGATGTCGATAGCAGGAAACTGCTCTTGCAAATCTTGCAAACGGACGCTGACCATAACCTTCTCTTTGCGCTTCTCCCAGAATTGACCCATGACGGCAATGCCTTTTTCGTCCATGAAGTTAGCGCACATCTCAATCTCGCGCTCAATTTCAGGAATTTGCGTCTGAATCATCCAACGCATAAAGTTGCTGACGAGCTGGCTGCGGGAACCGTCCTCTGAGCCTACGGGTACAGCGGTAAGGTTCGAGCGTTTAAACGCCATTCCCTTCATCGCAACTTTCTTGTTGATGATATTATCAACGAGGAAGCAGCGCAAATCGCTAGCACCATCCCACGGAGTGGGGCTTACTTTGCTACCTTCGCGAGAATGCTTTTTACCATCGGCAGATTGACCGTTCCAGATAGCGTAACGTGTCTCGTAGTTCAACCGGCATTGATCAATAAATGGCTGGTTGTCGCGCACGCAATCTTCAAAGGCTTTCTTCAGCAGGTTGAAGTTTGGACCTTCGTTTTCAGACGGGGCCAATTGAAGGCCAGGGTCTGAAGTCATAGATTTGGCATTGCCGTCAATAGAACTCATAGGCTTATGTCACGACTATTGTAGGTTTTTAATAAATCAAGCAATCAATAACTCCAAGTCCTATCGTCAATCTGCTTATTGGCGTGCGGATCGACAAAGGAGCACTGGGAAACCAACAGGTACCGTAAACAGTCAATAGGATCCTTGCTAGCTTCGTCTTTGCCACCCTTGGCTGTATATTCCTGCAAGGAATAGATCAAATTTTGGCAGCGTTCGCTGATGTAAATTTTGGGCGCGTTGAGGGATGATATGGGTTTGCTTTCATCGTAGGAAAACAAGCCATTGATAAGCTGGATGCCGTTCTCGATTTCAACGCCAGGGGCTGGCAGAAAAATCATACCGGCATCGTCAAGCTCGCTGATAATTGTGGTAGCTCCATCCGCAGATTGTTTTTCGGCAGCACCTAGGCGTGGATCGATAAACCGCTCAAAGATAGTTTCCCCTTCCTCGCAATGTTTCATCAATTCGACGTAATCGTTGATGCCTCTCTTGGATCCTTTCTGAGCTGGGCCTGCTTTACCCTCGGGTCCGGTGCCTGGCAATGCCCAATCGTCGTAGTCGGGCCACTCGCGGTAAATCCACCACGTCCCTGCGGCATCAATCGCTGCCCAGATCATAAACCAATTTTTGGAGCCAGCGGGATCCAGCACCATGTAACGGGTAACATTGTAATCCACGTTGTTGGTCCACGGCAGTTTTTCGTGAGGGATGACGTTGACCTCTTTGTTGAACCCAGGAAACACGCTGGTCATGCTCTTGGTCGGCACGCCATAGGCACGGGCAAACACTTCATCTTTGGAGCGACCTAACAGTTTGTTCCTAAAATCTGAGGTATCGATAAAGCTGTTATCCTCTGTCCAAAAGTAATAAATGATGGTCCCAGGACGCGACAACGATTCTTGAACGACAGGAAGCTCGCGGCCTACGAGCGGGGCAAAACGTTTCTCTAACGTGCGAGTCTTGCCAAGGATGTCCTGCACCAAGGGTGTCCAGCCAGTAAGCGTGGTAAACGTCAGGAGAATGCGCCCGTGGTAGTCGGTAGTGCGGTACTGCAATGTCTCAAACATCTTCTGCGGGCATTCCTCGTCGCACCAAATTAGATGCGCCTTAAAACCTTCAGCTACTTGGGCATCGGCTTGATAGCTGCGGTAGTTGCTAAACTTAATGCTGCCTCCACGCCTAAATCCATTAACGGGTGGGAGGATGCAAATGTTGTCGGTAAAACCGTTCTTTTGGGAGTATTGAACGCTGTGATTAAGTCCTTTCTTGGTGGGCAAGTTGCGAATGCCATCGGGCAGGGCGTCCCAGATCATGCGTTGCTGATCTTCGATGGATCGGTCCTCGTTTACGTGGTAGGCCCGAACCTCTGCACCAGGGATTGTCCCTGCCGCCCAAACGCATAACCTGCTGGCTATCATCGATTTTGAACTACGATTTCCGCCCAGGATGACATGGTTTGTGTACTTGTCCCAGTTCTTCATCATGGTCTGCCATGATGGGAGGATCCAACCTGCACCTACCGGATTCATCAAAGCGTCGTGATTGCGTTGCTCACGAAACGTCAAGTACTCGGCCAGCTTCTCTTTAGGCCAACTCATCAGAACCGAATCAGGTGGATTAGAAACCCACGGAATTCCAAAGTCAGGTTTAAAATCATCGCAGTAATGAACATCGCCAAGTGCCATAATAAGATTATTTCTTCTTTTTGAAAGGTTTGATCACCGTTGCATAAGCCACACGGCTTATTTTCAACTGTTTCCAAGTAATGATGCCTTGGCCATCAATGTTAATGCCTTCAGGTTCTGCACTGACTGACAGACGGGCGTATTCCCTTGCGCCCTCAATGTCCGGTTCAATTAACCATTCGTTAATTTTTGTACGAGTAATCATTGGGCAGGGTGAGATGCGTTTCCTGCAATAGCCAATGATTCTTTTTATCAACACATCAGGTATTAGAAACGCTAATAACAACAAATGCTGTGAATTTTTAGCTTCAAAGCCTGAGTAATGATTGCAGGTTTATTGCATGGCCACTAAACGAATCCTCATTGGAACTCCGCTCAAGGGCGATATTCCTAAATCTTATTTTCGGACTAGCCTAGTTATGGCGTCCGCCAAGATTCCTGATGTCAAACTAGACTGGATTTTACTAGATGGTCCTGCGGTACAGATTGCCCGCAACGAAATTGCAGCTTACGCTATTGAGAACAATTTTGATGAAGTCATCTTCTGGGATAAGGATGTCTTGGCGCAACGCAACGGGGTTGATGTCACGGACAGTGCATTGATGCGGCTGATCGGACATGACAAAGATATTGTCACGTCGGTCTACGCCTCTCGATCCTTAGACACGCATTGGCACGTTACGCCGTTGCATGGTGAGGTGGCTAACGAGGAAGGATTGCAGAAAGTAGAACGCGCAAGCATTGGTTTTTCTAAAATCAAGGTGTCCGTGTTTAAAGCTATTGCTCACGATAACCCAGATCGAGTGGCTATGCTGTTGGATCCTAATCGTGCGCCACGTTCCATTCCTGAACTGTTTCCTATGGAACTCCAAGGACGCAACATTCCGAGCTACCGTTTGCAACAGATCAAGAATGCCATGACTGATTGCAAGAATGATGATAAGTTGCGGATGCGAATTGAACGTGAGTTGTCCGTGCGCTACGATGAACCCAATGCCTACCTTTCGGAGGACTATGGGTTCTGCAAGCTAGCGCGGGAGTCTGGCTACGACATCTGGATGGATACCCTGATGGTACTTGGTCACGAGTCCAGAGTCACACTGCCTATTGAAACGCCCAAGCTCATGGAAATGTTGTCCGAGCCTTGGCGCAAAGAAGAATTGGCCGTAATCAAAACTCAACTGATTGAACAGAACCAGAAGGCTAAAGGAAAAAATAACAACCTCCGCAACTGACCATGAATGCTGACTACAAAGTAATTACCCCTGAGCAACGGTGGCACGCTGGCCGACAAGCAGAGGCGTTCTTTAGCCTGCTGGACGCTCACGATAAACTTAAACAAGAGCATCTAAAGTTGCAGGAAGAAATGAAAAAGCTCCGCAAGGCTATCAAAACAGGCAAGCCCACTTAGTCCTTAACAGCCCCTGTCTTTTTGCTGATCTTAGCGTCGATGTCATTGCAGTTACCAATGTCTACGGGGGCTGATTGAATCGTAGGCACGCCCGTCTTGCCACTCAAGCGGGCGACAATCTCCTCCTTGCTCAGAGAGCCATAGTTGTTAACTTGGATATTAACGTTGGCCCCTTGCGTAGCGTTTAGACCGGCAATGCGTTGCCGTTTGTCAATCGCTACCGCCAAGTTAAACCCCAGCGTCTGTAAGGGTGTGTCGTCTACTGTTTCCAGCATCCGGTCCACAATCTTATCCGCCAAGGTATCCAGCTTGCCTATGAGTCTTTGATTAAATTCTTCCACGGTAATTCCTACAATACGTTGCAGAACCCTGCGATCATCAACCGTTACATCACCCAAAGAGGGATGCTTCTTCAAGCCCAATCCTCTCCCGTCTAGCGTAGCCATCGCCACAGAATTGATTAACCTCTGCGGGCTGTAAGTCGCCTTGCCATGCTTGCCATCAACTTTGACTCCTTTAGCCATACAGCTTACGGAGCAAGGCCATTAGCCCATTGCGAAGCCTGTTCCCTAATGCGGGCAATGTACTCATCGGCTGACTCAGGCTTTCTAGGAAACACGGTATCCTGCTTCAGGAACTGAGGCAGCACATGGCTGGTATCTACGGCATCTGCTGCCGCGGCTACAACCTCCGCCACAGGCTCAGGCTCAGCCACAACCTCCGCCACAGGCTCTGCCTCCACACCTTCATTCACATCCATCCGCCTTATCACCATATACTCCGAATCCGTATCATCTGCACTGAGCCAAGTCCGCTTCACCCACACCCGCTCTCCCCTGACCAGCCCATTCCTCCAGTCCCAATTAGCCACCTTAGTCCACAGCTCGCCACCACCACCTCCACCATCTTTCCCTGGCAATCTCAGCTCATTGTATTGCTTGTTACGGCACACCTTCCCCACTAACCCTTCTCCTTCTTCTACCCATCTAGACTCACCCCAACTACTAGCATAAGTAGCTTTTTCCACACTTCTATCTGCTTGACCAAAACCCCTATTCCCCTCCAACTCCCCGTGAGGGGAGTGAAGCTCTTGTGCCGTCTCTTGTGCCGCACAATTACCACCACTGGCATCTGCCAAGCCTGCCTCTTCTGCCAAGGCTATAGCTCCTGCTACTTCCCTAATAGCCTCTACGTCCAGCGTCAGCTTTCCTCCTGACTGCAAAATTCGTACCTCTTGGGTGGATTTATGGTTATAATTATCCGCGCTGGCAAGCTGACCCCCCTCCCCCCCATCCGGCTGAGCCGTGTCACCAGTATTGGTGCAGTCAATACGTGTATCCACCTGAGGGTTACTAGAGAGCAGTGTCGCAAGGTATCCGGTTAAGTGATACTGTTCCGCATAAGCGTGGGCGTCACGGGCGCGTCCGCTCTTGACTAGTGTGCTTAGCCACGATTCACGGCCCGCTACGCGCTTGCGGCTAGGCCTGCCAAGACGACGCTTGCGAACGGCTGGCGAGGAAACGGCTACAACGGAGGAGGAGGAGACAGAGGAGGAAAGGGCCATGGGGCGGAAATTGCGAATGGAAGGATGGATAAGCAAGTCATAAGTGATAAGTGATGCTTATAGGGGTATTAGGAGAGCTACTTGCGTCCTGGCATGGGGAAACGTGCAAAGAAATAACTTGAAGTAAGGGGGTGAACAGGTACGGTGTGGGTAGCCAAGGCACACCGCCCTGGCGCAACCCGTAAAGAAAATCCGTTATCCTATGAACCTCCTGCAGATTCTAGAACAAGCCCGCCGTCGCAATGCGGCGCAAGAGTATTACCTTTATACGCAGAGCCCTGAGGGCAAAGCTGCCGCCTTGGAGTTAGACCGCTTGCGGGCGGAATGTGACAAAGCGGAATCCAATTACCTCGCTCTTTGTGCTCGGCATGACGCGGAGCGGGCCGCGGAGGTGGTACAATGAGCCTGACACCCAAAACAGACAAGCCGTCCTTTAAGGCTTACAGAGACGCAGTGGTCGCGTGCGATGCACTCTTCGAAATTATCATGTCAGAGGACGGCATTGGAATCTGTGGTGGCCGCGAAGGATGGAACAAGTTGTGTTCGGCACGCGATGCGATGCGTGAGGAGTGCACGCGGCGTTTGAACGTCTGGATTTCTGAAACCGCATGAACCTTACACCCGAAGACCGCGCCGACATTATCGGCTCACTCTTTTTCCTCTCGACTCTAGCCGTTTGCCTATTTCTTGCGTGTTTCCTCTAATGAGGGGAACGCAAACAGTAAACCAATCAGTACAACACACACACACAAACATATGAAAACGAACACAGAACTTGCCGCCCTAATCACCGCAATGCCTGCTCGCTCCGCTTGGAAGCGGGGAATAAAAGCCTACGCCCTTGAGATGATTGAAGGAGCGGAGGGCGAATTGTCCTCCTTTACCGATTTGAAGAAGGAGCTCTTGAACGGCGCTGCCAATTGGCGTGAGTACTCCTATGGCGGATGCGCGCTGATTTATGACGGGGACATCGCGGAACGGCTCTGCGCGCCTTCCGAGTACCGCCGGACGCGGCAAGGTGAGCGTGCGCCGAATAGTCGCGAGACTTGGCTAGAGGTGCAGGCAAGGGCGCTAGGGCAGGCCGCAACACTGATTGCTACGGCAGCGAAGGAGGGGGGCAAATGAATAAGGTGCTTTACCAGTACCTTTTTACCCTGCTTTCCAAGGGGGAAAAGATGACGGCGCGTGAACGCGAACATTTCGCCTTTCTTAGCAATTTAATGGATTCGGAAAAGTAGGGGCCGCAAACCCTCACTCCTTCGCCCTGCCCTCTCTTTAAGAGGGGCGGGGTTTTTGAGTGCCAAGGCATAACGCCCAGGCATCCCGTAAAACCAAAACCAAAACAGAATGAAAACAAAGACGAAACACACGCAAGGGCCATGGAAAGTTTTAGAGAACGGCAAGGGCATTGGAAAACATTGCGTTGGCACGACGAGCGACGCGCCAATCCAGGCGGTCATTTGCGAAATCGACACCAAGAGTCTCCAAACAAATGACGCGATCCGGTTGGCAAACGCCCGCCTGATTGCCGCCGCGCCTGATTTGCTTGCCGCACTGAAGTCTCTTCGCTGGCAGTACCCGGCCAATTCTGAGGCCCATGAGATTGCCGCAGCCGCCATAGCCAAAGTGGAGGGGAACGTATGAACGCACTAATTGAAAACCTGATAAATGGAAACTTGAAGGCCGCAAAGGAGCAGGCTAAGCGTTACGCACTATTTGCGATCGCAAGCGCCGCCATGACCTACGGCATGACACGAAACAAAGCAGTCATGGCGGCGGCGTATCTTAAAGGCCGCGCAACGTTCCAAGCTTACTGTGACGCCGAATGAGCCTTAACAATTGAACACGGGCCACGCCCCACAGCGTGGCCTTTTTCTTTGCCTATTTCCCGCCCATCCTAGGCCTTTTTCAGCCCATCCGCAGGCGCGTCCATGCATTCGCCTAGGCTCGCTCGCGGCGGGCCAAGGATTCGCGTGCGTTTGATGTAACGTGCGACGTTACGGATGTAACGCCTGACGTTACATGGCCGAGCAATTTGACCAGCAAATTTGACCCAGCAATTCGACCAGTGAATTTGATCCGTGAATTCGACCAGCAATTTGACGGACAGATTTGACCCGTGAATTTGACGGACAAATTCGACCAGTGAATTCGACCAGCAATTTGACCGGCTAATTTGACCCAGTAGATCAGCTACTGGATAAGGGTCATGCAACATTTTGTCTTGTCTTACCGTTTTACCTCTTACAATCTCCCTTTCGTTCAGTCAACCCAACCAGTAACCAAACTAGTCTATGAAACTTACACCTGATGACCTAAATGATATTTGCCGCGCCAGCGTTGGTGCGGTCCAATGCCCAGCTCCTGCAAGCCTTAATGACGAGCAGCTGGATGCGTTTAACGCCGCAGGCGAGCGGATGTTTTTTGCCGCCGTCGAGGCGGTCAATACGTCCATGACGCAGGACGAAGCTTTCGCTGCTGCCCATGCCGCTGCCAGCATCCAGCAGGATGCCGACACGGAGACACCGATCTCTGACGAGTACACCGAGGACGGCACGCTCCACGACTACCAGTCAGGCGACTTCATTCGTCGGCCCACCCCGCAAGAGTCGGCTGACAGCATCGAGGCCGCTAAGTCAGACAAGGGTGCTGGAGTCATCCTCGTCAATGGTCGCTCCTGTTACGTTTCCAGTTAATTCAACCCACAAAATCCACCCATGAAAAGTCATTCCCGCACACACTCCGAGCGCGAGGCCGCACAGGCCCGCGACGAACAACGCCGCAGCGAGTACGCCAGATACGCCCCGTTGTCGGCAGAGATTGCCGCCATCTATGACAGCCGCAGGCTGACAGAGGAAGACGTTGACCACCTCGCGGAGATTTATAGCGAGGGGCGCACTTACAACCGCAACGCCAGTCTCCGTTCGACCCATGAATAAACGCATCACCCGACAAGATATCGAAGCGTGCGTTTGGAGCAGATCCAGCGTGCGTTGCGCCATCGCCTACCGTGCTGCCCTAGGTTTCATCAAAAATTCAGGGGCCGACATCTATTCCCAGAAAGCAATAAAAACCATGATGAGGTATCACGCCAAGGACGCCATTCGCGAGGCCCGTATGTTCACACCCATCAGCACACCATGAGCTGGGAAAACACAGCCTGCCCATGCGGTGGGAAAAAACTAACAGATACAATGCTCTGCTCGCCGTGCGAGCAGGCATTTGCCACCCACCAAGACAGATTGGCTATGTGGGATGCCGCATTGCCCTTTCAGAGCCGCCGTGAGGCTGCAATGAGGGTTCTAGCCATGTCCCGCAAGCGTTCCCGTTCCCTCCTTCCATTATCCTATTCCTAAAATGAAATCTTTCTGCATCGAGTGCGGCCACACGCACGGTCACCACCACCAAAACTGTCCCGAGCTTCCCGAGATCCAGGAGGATGCGGACATCGAGATAACCGTTACCAGCGAAGCGGAGGACGGATTCAGCCAATTCGACCTGATCCCCTGATTTGACCCACCTCCTAACCACCCTTAACGGGGTGGTTACAGGGTGCGCCATTCGCGAACCGTTAACACAACCAGTAAAACCAGCCATGTATCACCCAGCCATGAATACAAAATCAAAGATCCTGCCGACCATTCACCTTAACGGCAGTTCAGCCCAAAGTTTGACAGACGATTACAGCCATGCACGTCGCGCCGTGCAGGAAGCCATTACCGCACTGAAAGCAGTCGATTTCAACGCTCGCGACTATTACGTCCACAGCAACCCAGCCGCATGGATGCTAGCGGTCTTGCAACGTGAGGAAATCTACCAGCATCTCTCAGATGCTTTTAATGCTCTGCACGAACATGAGCTTCATTGCTCGCAATTCATCAAGGAAATCCGCCCATGAATCACCATCCCATGAACAAAGCGCAATGGCTGGCAGCTTGGCGAACCTACCGTGAAAGCGGTTGGTTGCGCTCAGTCTCACTCGACGGCAAAGACGCCGCCCGCCTCTGCTCAGAGGCCAACATCCAGAGGCATAACGATCCGTACCCGTACGCCTCGCTCCGTGACAGGCTCCAGTGCTACAAACTCAAGCACCGATGACCAACCAATCCCTCCAGCGGCTTCAACGAGCCGCATGGAGCACACCCAAAGGCAAATGCTTAGTGTCAGCCCGTGACATTTCCGCCCTGATCTACGCATGGGCCAAGCTACAGGAGCGGCAAAAAACCCCGAAGTCCAAACCATGAAGGTTCTTGTCGCCTGCGAGTATTCTGGGGCCGTCAGGGATGCATTTGCCCGATTGGGGCACGACGCATGGTCTTGCGACCTGATGCCTTCAGAATCGCAAGGAAACCACCTTACAGGCGATGTCAGGCCACTGCTCAGAGAGCAATGGGCATGGGATTTGATCATCGCATTTCCCCCTTGCACTTACCTGTGCAGCTCGGGGATGCATTGGACAGTGCGGGGGCTGCGGGATCCCCAGCTAACCGAAGATGCGCTCGACCTAGTGAGGACGCTGATGAATGCCGATTGCCCCCGCATCGCCCTTGAGAATCCGATTGGCTGCATCTCCAGCAGGATTCGCAAGCCTGACCAGAAGATCCACCCTTGGCAATTCGGCCACCCAGAATCTAAAACCACTTGCTTATGGCTAAAAAACCTCCCGCCACTCATCCCCACCAACATCCTGACAAAGCCACCAAACGGACGCTGGGAGAATCAGACACCCAGCGGTCAAAACAAGCTCGGGCCAAGCAAGGATCGGTGGAAGATCCGGTCAAAAACGTATCAGGGGATAGCCGACGCTATGGCCGCGCAATGGAGTGTGTCCGCATCGTCTTCGCCAGCGATTGCCAACCCTGCCCCGATTGCGGAGAACCTGTTTGCGTGGGCTGCAATGAACACTACGCAGAGTGCGAGTGTCTAGGGCCAGACAACGCCACAGAACAGGGCTGGCAGCTTGCCGAAACCGAGGACGGGACAGTGTACGCCATTCGTGAGCGTCCCATTTAACCCAGTAATTTGACCCAAGGATTCAACTAGGGAATTTGACGCAGCAGTTTGGCTGGCAGATTCCCTTTTTCATTTTGATCCTAGCAATTCCATGCCCTGCGGCTCCAATAATTTGGACTGAAAATGTTATCCTTGCCCGTTATCCCACCGGACCGAGCACAGTAGCTTTTCTTTCGTGCTGGCTGATCCTTCTTGATGGACATCTTGGGATCTCCGAAGCGGACGATCTTCGTTTTCCCGTTTTTCTTGACGAGGACAGCCGACTTCTTCTTTCCGCCAGGCGTCCGCTTTACCTTTCCGTACCCGCTAAACTTCTCTCCACGGTGCGTAATCATTTGAGCTTCTTCTGGGCCTTGTGTTCCCGCTTGTCAATCATCCTCCACTTGACCACCTGTCTCCAGTCGCCTGATACCTCATCCCTGACTTCCGTCTTCCCCCCTGCTAGTTCAACTTCCACTGGCAGATGAGCACTGTGAGGAAGGATCCAGTCCGCTTTATTCCATTGGTTGAGTTTCACGGCTGGGTGCAAGGTGCGTTTTGGCTCGGGTAACGGTTGGGCATAGCTCACCCCTTGTAAGGGGGCGAGCTATTGGTGCAAATGCGCCTTGGACGGGGTGTCTGGGACATTGAGGGATCCGCTCGGGCGTGCCAGCTGCACACGGATTGACCTCGGCTCACTAGGTAAACCTACACTCTTATGCCAGCGGGTAATCGTTCTGGCTGCCGATACTGAGGATCAGAGGCTGATTCCTAACCCACCTTGCGGTGCGGCGGCTTGTGGGCCAATCTCAGCTTGAGGTCTTTGCAGCGTTGCGGGCTGCTTACGCATCAGGGCGTAAAAACGCCCGCAGAGGTTGCAGTCTCGGCGGGCGTTCAAACTGACTACTAAAATTGATTGCTCGTCTCGGCTGCAACTCCGGTGACAAGGGAGAAGAAAGTAACGAATTAACAGGGGCGCAAGATTTATTTCAACAATAATGAGAAAAAGAGTTGCAAGCTAAGTTAAAATGTATCTTATCAGTCCCATCGAGAGGCATTCCGCCTCTCACAACCAGTAAAAACAGAACACATGAATAAGTCACAACATTGGTACGATCAGAACGGGAACGCTTGCTTTGAGGTTCCTAAGGCCAAAGGTGGCGGGATGCGGGCCACTACGCTGGCAGACGCTCGGAAGCTCGGGCTGTACCCCAGCGTTACAACCATCATGTCAGTTATGGCCAAGCCACAACTCGACGATTGGAAGTTGCAACAGGTCGCTGAACGAGCCTACGCCAACCCACCGCAAGACGGCGAAGAGGCATCGAGCTATGTCAGACGCACCATTGTCGGAGCATTTGAACAAGTCAGCGATGCAGCCGATCTGGGGACGGCCATTCACGGTGCCCTAGAAGCTCATTTTAAAGGCCTTCCTATCCCAGAGGGTATGGACGCCTACGTTCGGCCTGTCGTGGCCGCGCTGGACGTTGCTGGGATTCGGCTGATGCAGCACGAACTCCGGTTGGTCAACGCTGTCAACGGCTACGCTGGCACCACCGACGCAGTGATGGTCCGTGACGGCAAGCAAGGCATCCTAGACTTCAAGTCCCGCAAGACCAAGGCGGGCGTCAAGTGCGAGCCGTGGGACACTGAACCCATGCAAATCGCCGCTTACGGTGTGGCCAAGTTCCTCACCGTCCCCACCTGTGGGGCCAATGTCTACATCTCAACCACTGAACCAGGACGCGTGGACGTAGTGCATTACAACCATTCCGAGCTCCACGCAGCTTGGCACGCCTTCCGAAATATGATCGAACTCTGGCAGTACCTCAAAGGGTATCGCCCGCCCTCTTTGTCAGCAACCAGTAACACGTCAGTAAACCAATAAAACAAAACAGTCATGCCTATCAACGTATCCAACAAAACCAAGTCAGATCCCGTGCCCGCTGGCACCCATCACGCAGTCTGCTACGGAATCATCGCCGTTGGCACCCAGCCATCCGAGAAGTTCACCCCTCGCCAGAAGATTGTCGTGTGCTTCGAAATCCCATCGGAACGCATCACAATTAAGGATCAGGATCTGCCACGGGGCATCAGCAAGCGATACACCCTTAGCCTTAACGAAAAGAGCAGCCTCCGCAAAGACCTCCAGTCGTGGCGTGGCAAGCCGTTCACGCAAGAGGAACTTAACGGCTTTGATGTCTCCAAGGTGATCGGCTCCAATTGCCTCATCTCCGTCCTTCACTCTGATCGCGCTGGGGCGGTGTACGCTGACATTAGCGGTATCTCCGCTTTGCCGCGGCAAATGGCGTCAGTCCGACCAGAGAACACACCGCTGTACTTCAACCTGCTGGAATCCATTGATCTGGCCAAGAAGACGGGCAACACGGATGTCAATTGGCCCTCCGAGCTGCCAGCGTGGGTGCAGAAAATCTGCTCCCAAGCAGACGAGTACCTAGCATTTCGTGGTGGAGAGTCGGCTGAGAGTCCAGCGGCTAAAACCATTGGCAAGCTGATGGAAACACAGGATCTTGCCGCAGAAGGTGACAGTGAAAGCGTCCCATTCTAATCATGAAAACCAGTACAACGGGACACCAGATAGAACTAGGCGAATGGCTAAGGGACCAATGCTTAACGCACATTCTTGAGCACACGCCCGATAGTTGGGTGGAGGCGTTTGAGGAGAAGGCAGGACGGTTGCTACGGACGCAGGGATCCTTCACCGCAGAGGAAGTTGTTAGCCATGTCGGGCCACCACCTAACCATGTAAACGCCATCGGGGCCGTGTGCCGAGCTTATGCCCGACGCAATGACCTCGTTGGCTCCTACGAGAAGGCCACCAACCCAGCAGCTCACGCCCGCGTCATCGTCCGCTGGAAGGATGCCAATCAACAATGAACACGTATGTTTGGTTATTTGCGTGCTTTATCTGGCTTCTTATTGGGATCCTCATTGGCGTTTTCGGCAGTGGAGATTCCGATCACAGCGACGATTGACCTAGATAGGCTGATAGCCTGCATCGAACACAAAGAGGGTGCCCCTTGGAGCAATTCAGGGGGTGCCCTCCAATTTACTAGAGCGACGTGGAGCGATTTCTCCACTGACCCCTACACTTGGGCCTCGCGGCCCGACAAAGCCCGCCAAATCGCACGGAAAGCCCTATTGCGGGCCATCCAGAGAATGCATCAGGACGGCATTCAACCCTCAGTGTGGCTCCTCGCCCTGCGCTGGAACTGCGGATACGCAGGAATGGTGAAGCGAATGGAGGGACGCTGGGACTACGCAGAACACATCAGGAATCTTTATTACGACCATGAATTTCTCAGAACACGCCTTTGACGCCTGCTGCCGAGAGGCCAAGGCTATTGGCAGACGGCTGAATAAAACTGAATGGCTGGAGGCCATGCAGGAGGCTTACGACTCTTACCCGCACGAAGGGCTGTTGGCTACGGATACACCCAAAGTTAGGGCTACCCGCGTAAAGGCAGTAGACGCGGAATGGCTGGAGAGCTTGGAGCAGAATCCAGCCTATGCCGGCATCGACATAAAGCGTGAGCTAGGGAAAGCCCAAGCCTGGGCATCTGTCCGCAAGGTAGGCGTAAGCCAGATGCGCTTTCTCAATTGGCTCAACAAGGCGCAAGTGTCCGATCGGCCTATTCAGTTTAACGGAGCAGGGGCCACCTCGTTCCCCACTCCCTCCGCTCAAACCAGCAGTGAACCCAAAGGCTGGCGTGAATGGGTGCGCGAGAACTCCACAGATCCTAGCAATGCAGATAGACCGTGGAACGCATTAGAAGCAGTAGCTCAGAAATACATTTTAACCCAACTACAGAAATGAACACACTTACACCCACACCCCGAACCGACGCAGCGGTAAAGCTGACCTTCGCCGCAGGTCACAACACCGTTTGTCCGAACTTCGCCCGCACGCTGGAGCGCGAACTCACCGCCCTCACCGCCGAGCGCGATCAACTCCGCGCCGACTGCGAGAACGAAACGAAATGGGCCGCGCACTACCTAGCTCAGTCGATCGCGGACAAGTCACGCGCCGAGAAATCCGAACGCGCTGAGACCGTCGCCCTCGCCAACTGGAACGGCGCGCTTGAGCGGGCCTTGAAAGCCGACGCCGAACTCGCCACCGAGCGGGCGCGGCGGGATGATCTGGTTGCGGACATAAACGATGCCTGCATCACGCTCGCATCCGCCAAGGACGACTGCGACGACTACGCTATGCAGAACACGGGGTTTAAGCTAGAGGCTGTTCGCGATGTGTTGCTACAGTACATTCCGAACGCGGCGATGAAGGGGGGCGCGAAATGAGTGCCGACTTTTGGATGGGATTCTCTGCTGGGCTCGCGTTCTTGGTCGTGGTTCTCAGCGCATTTGCCGCTCTCTCAAAGCGCATGAGCGCCGAGAACCGCAAGGCGCACGAGGCTACGACGGGACTGCTTGAGGATGCGAATTATAACCGCGACCGCATCGCCAATCAGCTTTCCCGCATTGCAAACGAGCTTGAGCAGCAAGGAGCCCGCAAATGAGCGCACCCACACCCACACCCCGCACCTGCGGCGAAATCTCCTGCGACGAGTGCAACGCACGCACCGCCGCCCTTACCGCCGAGCGCGACCAACTCCGCGCCGAACTCGCCAAGGAGCGTGCGCGGCTCGACTGGCTGGAAAAGTCCGACCCCGATGCGATGCATTGGTGGACGGTGGGCGAACCGAATAGCATCCGCGTTGACATCGACGCGGCGATGCGGGGGGGCGCGAAATGAGCACGCCCACACCCCGCACCGACGCGGCAACCTATCCCGCCGATTGCTTGGGCGCGACGCTCGTCACGAATCGCGATTGCTCGCGTGAGCTTGAACGCGAACTCGACGCGCTCACCGCTGAGCGCGACCAACTCCGCGCAGACCTAGAGCAGGCGGACGCGTTCTACCAGCGGGCGTGCGAGGTCGAGCATGAACTCCGCGCCGAGGTGAAGCGGATGACGCACGCCTATGAGTACGACCACAAGTGCCTGTATGAAGTGCGAGATCGGTGTCATTTGTGGAAGCAACGCGCCGAGAAAGCCGAGGTTGACCTCGCCGCAGCCAAAGAACGGCTGCGCAGCGAGGCGATGGATGATTATGCGTCAATTAAAGATTTGCAACGCGAACTCGCCATTGAGCGGGCGCGGTTGAATTGGCTCGAAACGCCATCAGGCATGGATTGGCAGTGGGAACCGGAGCGGCTGACGGTGAGTCGCGCAAGTATTGACGCGGCTATGAAGGAGGATGCGAAATGAACACGCCTACACCCCGCACGGACGCTTACGAATACGACGCAGGATGGGCGGCCGCCAGGTATGGCGAGCGTTGGAAGCCGATGGACTTCGCCCGTGCGCTCGAAACCGAACTTACCGTTGAGCGCGAGAAAGTGAAACTGCTGCGCAGCGCGCTCGAAAACCTTGCAGACGAGCAGAACGGTGCGCCGCTGGAAACGCGCCGTGACGAATGGCAAGCGGCGATGGATGAAGCTTGCGACGCCCTTGCCGCAACGCAGGGCGCAAAATGAGCACAGAAGAAACCATGCCCACTTGTCAGCCAGACGTAGCGCACGCACGGGCCAAAGACCTGGACGCAGCCAGCGATGCCAAGCTCGCCTTGATCTGCGGAGAAATGACTGCTGGAGAGATTCGTACCCTTCGCGCAATGCTCAGTTACATCCTCAGACCTGCTGCCGAGGAAAAGTTAAAAGGCTTCCAACGTATGGCGAACGCTCTGGAAATTGTCCGAAAATACAATGAAGACGTGGAGAAATGGATGGCGCAGCATATTGGGCACTTACGCGACGATAGGGAGAAAATGGAGCGGCAAATTTACAGCCTGAAACGCAGAGTCTGCCGCATCGAGAAAGCATCTATCGAGCAATGCAATAATAAATAACATCGTAATTGAGAAAAAGTATCAACACACCATAAACCCCCATGAAAATTGAAATGAAACGTCCTAACAAGCAAATGTGCGAAAACGTCGAAACCATGTTAAATGATTTCGCGAAAATCAGCACCATCGCCCGCACACTCAAAACCCAAATGGTAACGGTCTATCGTTACATTTCTTACCTCCAATACACCAAGGTCATGGTCAGTGATGCGGAGCTGAAAATGATTATCAACCACAGGAAGGCCCGTAAAGCCGCTGCAGCCGCTCCAGCCCAGTCCACACCCGCACCAGGCGTTACCCATGCCGCTACGCCCGTTCTAGGGGCATAGGAAGCGGTGTCTAATGGCCCGTCCTCCGTACCTTCCGCCAGATCCTATCTCCGTCTCCTACTTCAAGGGACGGAAGTACCGCGTCCGCACCACCCCGTGGCACGTCAAGCGGATGCGGGAACTCTACTGGGAAGGCGTCCCTTGCAAGTCCATCGCCCGTCTCTTCAACCTATCCTACAACTATGCGTGGCAAATCGTTAACTTCTATCGCCTCCGTAAAACGCAAGGTGAAATCCAAGGTCGCGAATAAATCATGGAACCCCAATCTTCCCTACCCACTACACATAACCCTCACGGGCTACAACACACCCAGCCTAAACACGATGCTGGGGCGCAATTTCTGGATCCTAACAAAGCTAAAAAAGGAAGCAAGGGACGCCCTCGTTTCTGCGTTACGATCACCCGCTACGGTAGCAGGCCCTTGGATGTCGACAACGGCGCAGGGGGCTGCAAACCCCTCCTAGACGCTATCCGCTACGAGGGTCTCATCCCAGATGATGACCCCAGCAGCATAGAATTTCAGTTCCGACAGTACCAGGTTACTAAACCTCACCGTCGTACCGAAATCCTGATCGAGCAGATCCCTTAGGACTCGTCGTATCCGCTGTCACCGTCGTCCTCTTTGTACTTCTTCTTCTTCTTCATGGCCTTGCCACCCGTACCCACGGGTTCAAGAGTGGCACTGAGGTTGACGATCTTGTAGCCTTTGCCGTCAATCTTCATCTTGGAACCGATGGAGGTTACGTCGATCTCTTTGCGGGCTGGGCGTTGTACCTTGTCAGGAATGCCCTGAATGCGATCTCCAGACGTGGCATTGCACTCGCACGGACTGTGATTGGAATTTGGAAGCGTTTTGTAGTTCATGGGAAAGTTGCGTGAATTTATTTAACAATACGAAATATCATTGAGGAGCAACATTTGTCTGCTGCTGGTTATCCTGCCTACGAGGATACATTTTCTGATAGAATTGAAGCACGCTGTTAGGCTCAGACTGCATCTGCTTCAGTGCGGCCTGCGTAGATCCTCTTGCAGCCCGAGCAACGAAATCAGGCATCGCAACATAGGATGGTTTAGCTATCGTTTGCTGATACCAATTGGACTTTAGGATTTCCCGTGCGGCTGGAGCTACTGGAGCACGCAATAAATCTGGTATACTGCCAAGCATTCCTCTGCGAGTTTCGCCTGTTGCTTGCGATGAAACAACTGATTTCATGCGTGGATCATCCGCAAACCTCATCAAGGTATCAAGATTTCCAGTAACTGGAGAATCAGGAGATGCCATAGATCCCAATCGGCTCGCACTTACTTTTTCAGCAGGAGTTAATGCAGCTTCAATCGTCTTAATTTGAGAGATTAGCTTACGAGCATCCTCAAATTGCTTATACAATTCTTTGCCTTGAGGACCGTAAGACTCAAGACCCTCTTGAAGATTCTTTTTGTATTCTACCGCTGATTTACTGAATTCATTAGCTAGTTTTAAATCATTGGGATCGCGGGAAACTTTATACTTTTCCTGATAGCTTCCGGCGTTAAAATTAGCTTCTCTGAATTTATCAATATCGGCAGCTGCCTTTTTACCAAGTTCAATTTGTTTTTTGACGAATGCAGGATCTGCTTTTGCAATCTCAAGTTCGTGAGCATTTGTAGCAGTAAGCGCAGTCTTTCCCAAGGCAGCTTCATCAGCTTGAGCTTTAGACATTAAACCCCTGATGTCTTCATATGGTTTAGCGGCGGCTTTACTAGCTTTATCAAGCTGTTCGCTCAAACGAACGCCAAGTTGAGGTTTCACTCCAACGGAAGCAGCAGCAATAGATGTATAAAGCTCTTCATTTATATCACGAAGCTGCTTGGCGGTCGCCTCAGGCCCAGCAAGAACCTCTAGAAAAGAATTCAACGAGTTCTTGTTCAAAGAAGAAGGCATTACCTTAAGTCCAAGTGCTTGCGCTTTCTTAACGTAGTCATCAGCGAAGCCTTGAAATACTTTGCTCTGCTCGACCTTGGACAAAATCTTTCCTGGATCAACAATTTTACCAACGTATGTCGATAAAGCACCCATGCCGGCATACATTGATGCCTGTTCTGGACTCATAGGTTTACCTTCAAGCAAAGACTGAGCAAGACCTGCTGCCAAATTAGCAGCAGCTTGTTTTGAGGCCTCTCTTGCCAATAGAACCGCCCCAGCTTTAGCTAGTGGCTCACCAGGCATAGCATTAGCAATAGGAGCAGCCATTGCCTCCTCCATAGAGAAAGGCTTATCAGACACTTGTTGCCCAATTACATTGCCTAAGCCTCCTAGAATAGCTCCACCAATAGATGCTCCAGCCGTACCAGCTACTCTAGCTCCAATTCCTTGCCCAATAGCCCCACTGACTCCTTCAATCAAACCAGCAGCAACGTTGCGTGCAGATATACCACCAGATGCTGGTTTTTGCATCTTATCAAATGCCTCCAAAGCCGCTAACTTGTCATCGGTAAGATCGCCATCATATGAGTATTCATAACCAGAATCGCCGATTATTGTCTTGGTATTGTTTTGCATGATTATGAACGACTTTTAATCGTGAAACCCATATCTTTTAAACGTTGCTCAGGGGTTTTATCCAACGCTTTAAGAGCGTCACTTTGCTGTTTGTCCAATTCGTAAAATTGTTTGGTAGGCTCAGTAAGACCTTTTTCCAGAGCCGAATTAAGAGCCTGAAGTTTCTTACCAGCATATTCAGTTTGGATCTTGAAGCGATTAAGATTCTCCATGAACAAAGGATAACTTACAGATTGCTCAAAAGTCCCCTTGGAGGCTTTAAGCAATTCAAGTTCTTTAATTGCAATCTGTCCAAGGCTAGTGCCGCTAACTTTAAGGTTTCGCAAGGCATCAAACGCGATGTTGCCTTCTAGTGTTTGAAGGAGTGCTTTAACATCAGTGGACTCAGGAAGAAACTGTCCAGCAACTCTAGCTAGATTTGTCACTCCAGGTGATCCCACGCTGTATTTTGAAGCTGAACGCTCGATCTTTTTGATCGTGTCCATCGTCGTATCAATGTTGCCTTTGATCGTCTCTCTCGATTTCTGTTCACCTTGCGCCTTTTGCTTTGCTTCTATGTCCGCAGGACTGCCTGCAATTGGACGAATAGCCATCGGTTGAATCCCAGCGGCTGTAGCAGGCGCAATAGCAGCAGGAACGCCAGCAGGAGCGCGAGCAATGGCAGGAGCAGCACCTTGAGCGGCCTGCACAGCATTGATTGCAGCGATAGCAGCAGGCGAAGGAGTAGCCGCAGGCTGCATCCCAGCCCGCACTTGGCTACCAGAGAGACCCATTTGGTCTGGTGCCATACTACCCGTTGACATGAATTGCCCTAAAGAAGCAGGAGCGGCAACGATAGTTCCAGAAGGACCAGAAGGAACCTGTTCATATCCAGCTGGAATTGCTGGTGTATTTGGAACAACATTAGTAATAGCTCCAGTTCCTTGATTAAAGAAACCTGTTCCACCACCAGTTGAAAAAGTGCTTATTTTATTTTCTACTGGAGCTCGGTTGCTCATGCTTGTAACAAGAATATTTCCAGATCCATCAGGTGTACCTCTTGCTTCTAATGAAGCTGGTAATTTAGAAAAATCTTCCTGAGTCATTACCTGCCCAGGTTTAACTGCATTTGCTTTGGCAATTGCGCCAGAGGCTTGTGCATAAGCCAACATGGTATGTGCTTTTTTGTAGTCTTCTTCTATACTGGCCCTCTTCTTCTCTGAGAAGTCCTGAGCAATCGTTGCAAGAACAGCGGAGTCATTGCTTTTCAACTTACCAACCTGAGCATTGGTCAATGAAGTCCTCACGCTCTCAGGAACCCCCATCGTATTGTTTTCATCAGCAAGCATACTATTAACATATTGCTTGAAGTCAGGATCCTGCATCATGCCAGTAAACTTGGCCAATGACTGCTTGTTGAAGTTTTGATTCTGCTGATATTGCTGGATGCCGCCCACCAACGTATCGGCAATCGTCTTGCCAAAGTCAGAACGCGCCTGCGCCCTAATGTTAGATGCGCGAGTCATTCCCTCGCCAATCAACTGACCACTGATGTCTTGAATACCAGGTGCGTAGGGCATATTAGGCGTGATTTAAGAGGACTTGTTTGATGGTCTGGACGATCATCTCTGGGATCATGGAATTGACGGGAACGCCAGCAATCCGATACCCACCAACATCCGTAAGCAAGTCATAGCTAGTCGTAATTCCAGTGACTTTATCAATACTGACAATAGGCACACCATTCATCTCAGCACCAACTACCCATTCACGGGCTGGAACATCAAGGATCTTATGTGGCCCGCAAACCGTGATAGACCCACCATCAGCCAAGGTGAACTCCAAGAACTCGCTTTCTGGATTCTCAACGTAAGAGCACAACTGCTCGATACGCTTAACGGTATTGTCGTAGCCGATGACGTAATCGCCTCCGCGCAAGTCCTGAATCGGTACAGGACCATTAGGCGTGTCGATTTCCTGATAGCCTGGCATACACAGCATGGCAATTTTCACTGATCCACCGACTTTAAGCAAATCACCAACTAAGCTAGTATTGCTGGCTGATTTAGTAGCAGCTCCTGAAAGCTCGGCAGACCGCACAGCAGCATCGTAGTTTTTCTGAGCAATTTCCTTGGCAAGCTGGGCGTTTACATTCGTACCATAGACATCCGCAGCATATGGGCTAAGAGGATTGAACGTGTTGCTCATCAGATTGCCAATAGGCGAGAAGATGTTTCCGGTCTGGAGATTGGCCATATTCATGATATTGCCATAACTGGCCTGCATTCCCGCACGGGCCTGATCCTCCCGTTGCTGACGGATGTTTTCACGGCCCATAATCTCAGCACCCACTGCGCCACGTCCCATTACCTGCCCACGGGCACCATAAGCCTCCCTAGCGGCCTGCTGGGACTGCCTGATGTCCTCTGGGGCAAGAATGCCGGCCTGACGCTGCTGCAAGCGTGCTAGGTCCGTCTTGTACTGGTTAATGACGCTAGATTCTGTGTCAGTAATGCCCTTAGGCATGAACTGCTTGTACAGATCACCGTACATTCCCATGATGCCGGACTGATTCTTTTGAAGAGCAGCTAACGTTTCCTCAAGTTCCTTACCGAAATCACGCTTAGTCGTCAGCGTTTGTGCATTGGTTCCATAAGTACCGACACCGCTATTGATGCTGTTTGGATCAAATGGAGTTACACCAGTGCCTGAAGCCGTAGTTGAAGCCGTAGTTGAAGCTGTAGTTGAGGCTGTAGTTGACGCTGGAGTTGTTCCTGGAGTGATTCCTGGAGTGACTCCTGGGATGACTGCTGTGTTTACTCCTGGAGTGACTTCTGGGATTGTTTGAGCCGTTACTGGTGGAAGAGTTGTTACATTAGGATTTAAACCACGATTCCTTGGATCACTGGATGGACCAATTAAACCTTGATTATATAATGCAATTTTGTCTGGGTCAGTATAACCACCATTAGCTGTGACTGGTGCAAGAGTTGTCACATTTGGATTTAAAGCACGATTTCTAGGGTCACTAGCCGGTCCAATTAGACCTTGAGTATATAATGCAATCTTATCAGGGTCAGTATAACCGCCTTGAGCTGTTACTGGAGCAAGAGTTGTGATACCAGAAGACGAAGTTGCACTTGAACCAGAAGATGGAGCGACATAACCAGGATTAACTCCTGACATCAATGTATTCATCAGACTTGCCGCTTCCGCGGCAGTCATTTCGCCATCGTTAATTTTTGTTCCAGTTACTTCTACTTGTGGTAGATTTACTGTTGCTGGAGGATTAATTAGACCAACAGATGGAAGGGTGCCGCTTGAGTAACCTGCTGGCCCAATAAGACCCTGGTTGAATAAGTTCTGATTAGTTGCATCACTATAACCACCAGCACCAGCCTCTACTTGTTGTCCAATGGGAACTTCTACCCTAGGAAGCGATACTGTTTCTGGAGGGGCAATTGGTTTTGATTCTGATCGACCGCTTTCGTAACCTTCTGGGCCGATACGACCTGCTTTATAATCTGCAATATTAACTGGATCCTTATATCCACCATCATCGGTAGGAGGTTGAAAAACTACAGTGCCAGAAACAGGCGTACTGCCACCGCCACCAGGAACATAACCACCATAAAAAATGTTTCCGCTAGATAGACCTGCGTTGTACAAATCTAAATCATTCAAATTGTTGAATCCAGGAGGTTCATTAACATTGAATGGAGGGAGCATACTGATTGGATCTTCACCACCACTACCATCCGCGCCAATGGTGCCATACTGAAATATTCCTGGTTTATATGCCATATGCGTTAAATGTTATTACGATTTATGAGTATGTTAAAACAGATCAGGAAGTGACGCCCTTGATGACTACGAAGTTAAGCACAAGAGCTTCGCTTAAACTGCCAGAAGTGTTGTTGCGGATACTGAGAGTAGCCGTCCCAGCAAGGCAGGCCACGTTCATTGTGTAAGCCCCAAGGGTACCACCGGATTTGTGGTTAATGATAACAACGTCAGTAGCCGCAATAAGCGAGTTGGTCCACGTTGCAGAAACAATGGTATTTGCAGCTAACGCATCAGCCGCCAATGTAATCTGACCGCACATCTTGCTCAAAGTAAATGCAGTAGCCTTGGTTGTAAGCTGAGTGACTGTACCACCAGCCCCCGTGTAAAATCCCAGTCCAGTAGTGGTCGTAACCAATGCCTCGTAGTCTCCTGCACCAGTGGTTGAGCGAGCTAGAAACGTGTTGTTAGCTGCGGCAGCAACAATCTTGGGTAGCGTCACTGCATTGTTTGCAAGCATTGAAGTTGTAACTTCACCCGCAGCAATTGCTGCAACCGTAGGTTGCGCCAACAGATTCAACTTGGTGTAAGTGATGGGATCCGTCGTTCCCGTAAAGGTGTATCCTGGTGTTACAGATGGCATAAATTAAACTTGGACGAGGTTAGCGCGTTGTCCAGCGCGTGCTTCATAGCCAACAGACATGATTTTCATGTAGCCTTGCGTGTTAGTAAGCTCCAACCAGCTAAGGCGTCCCTGACGCCGAGTAATGAGCGGCAATCGGTATTCTTGCAACATCTCAGGCTGAATGCCAGTACCCGTCTGTAGGCCCGTTGCAGGCAATCCTGGGCTAGGTGGAGACGGATCATTGCCACCAAGCGAACCCGTGCTGTAATCCTTGCGGTAAGCACGATTAAAATCGTTGTTTGCATTGGTCAGATCGTAAGCAGAGTCAGCAAACTTCCAGCTCTCAGACCGACTGTAGGTCTGGTCCGTCAGAATGACGCTCTCTTCGCTGGCCCCCTCCGTAAACGCTGATATGGACACTTCTGGACGATTAGTAGCCAAATCCACAAATGCCCGACGCTGGAAGTGATTTACGTTAGAGGTATCGTAGGCACGGGTAATTAGCTGAGTGCTGATTTCAGCCACCGTTGCACCGTTAATGTCGTTCTGGCCTTCATCCGTGACAAAGATCCGTCCGTCTTCGGTGACTGCGTGCATCCGCTGCAACCCAAGATAATCGATTACCTGCCAACTTTGGATGCACATATTTAACGTGCTATCAAAGTTCCACTCACCAAACCAGTTTTCAGTAGTAAAGTTATAGACTACCACTGCATTGCAGACGAGGCTGTTATCAAGGGGAAGCGCAACGTAGAGCTTGTTGCTCCAATATCCAATGCTGATCTTGTAGCCAACCTTCCAGTTTACCCGACTCATAATCGTCCGAATTTTCGTAGAAAGCGGAAGCGTTTTATGCTGAAGCGAGTTGTTGGTGGATGTCAGCGTCAGCAGATTGATGTTCTGATTGCTGACGTAGGCCAAATCAGGGCCAATTGACGTTACGCCGTTAATGCCCACCAGACCCACCTGACGGGTGATTTCAGTAACAGTAGCGTTAGTCAACGTCCCTTGGACATTTTGAATGAGCAAGATCGACTTGTTCTTAAAGGCGATAAGGCTGTCTTGTCCGAATGGAAATGTGGCAACCAAGTAGTCGCTGCCACCTGTATTTATATGCAACTCGTTTGCCAGAGGATCGTAATCCGTAAACGCCAATACGTCTGATGCAGCTACTTCATCTTTGCCGTCTATCACCCAAAGCCTGTTTTGATAGAAAGTAGCCTGATTGCTGTTGGGGATGGACAAAAACGAAACTGGCAGCGTTGTGTCTGGAACCAGCTCAAACGTGCCGTTCCAATTGCCATCCCAGTAAAGTGGTTTTTGATCTGGCCCACGAAAAATGTAAACGTAGTTGTTGGCCTGAACAATGGTGGACTGGGCGGTTACTTGGTAGCTTCCAAGGCTGATGCTTTTGCCTGTGTAGCCGTTGGCGTAAAACCCAACGCTAGCATTGCCCAGCATCATAATCCATGTCTGACCAATGTTGTTAGGATCGGAATAAATGCTTGAAGCGTAGACATTCTGCAAAGGAGCACTGTAGGAGTAAATTGCGTCGTAAGTTCCAGAATTAAGGGAATTTATTACAACAGAAGTGTTGTTGCCATTTGCCAAACTCTGGCTCGCAGGTTCCAAAGCCGCTAGTCCAATACCTGTATCAGATAACTGCCAATTTGTTCCGTAAATAGATGTTAAAATTACAGTAGTAGACGTGCCATAGTTAATTCCGACTGCAATAAATCTGCCGTTAAAGAAATCAATATCGTTAAACAGGTACGCTGGAGAACTATAACTTGCTTGAACTGAAGTCCAGGTCGTTAAATCAGTAGAGATAGCAATTGCTCCACCAGATCCAAGAGCGCAAAAAACACCATTTCCAAAAGTTATAGCAATTGGTGAAAACAACGCACTCAAATTAGCAGCCAATGTCCATGTAATGCCATCAACTGATGTTACAATTTTAGAAGCACTCGTTGTTAAAATAAACACTCCGTTGTAAAAAAACAAATCAGTAGCTCCACCAAACGCAGTTTGCAGAGTTCCATTTGTCCACGTTACACCGTTGTTAGTCGATGTTATCGGAGTAAATTGATTAGGAGAAGTATTGATAGTACATACGCCAACCCACTTACCGTTGCCATACGCTAACCCATTCATATCGGCTGGAGCTTTAGATGCAGATGTAGCCCAAGTTAAACCATCTGTTGAATAATAAATATCCCCCGAGTAGCTAAATCCTCCATAAGTGCCTCCAAATCCGCCTGCAATAAATACACTATTGGCAAATGCTATTCTTCTGATAAGATTTTGAATAGTAACTCCAGGGATATTGGTTTGAGTCCAAGTAATTGCATCAGTACTGGTAATAACGCACGGAAATGTACCAGCAGATGAAAAAGATCCTCCAGCTACAAACAAATTGGCTCCAAAAGTAATGCACGCCGCATTGCCAGCAGTAACATTTGGAGCTGTATTCCATTTAGATCCAAAAGCCTCAGTAGCCAGTTCAGGCAAGCAGACAAACCCACCTCTCGTCACTGCGTCCTGAGATGTAAAATCATGGTTAACGGCCTTCTGGACATTCCCAGGCTTTATGTTCTCAGGAGCGTTGTACTCGTCTACGCCAAGAAATGAATTATCGCCAACCACTTGAGGTTGGTCATCAAGATTACCGTATGCGCGATAACGATTCATTGCTGTTGTGCCTGTGGACTCTCAATCGAGGTTCTTAGCGTTCCCAGCCTTCCATTGCTTGCGCCACCGCCAGAGCAAAAAGGCAATGCCCAGCAGTGTGCCGACAAGTGCGGCAACCTCATTGATCTGCGATAGGCTCACCATTGCAGCGGCAGGCGTGGCGGCGGTTAGGGTAGCGCGGATGTTGTCGGAGGTCATTTGGATTTGTTATACCTAGCGCCCACCCACCAGAAGATCAGGGTCCATGATCCGAATTGGATCTCCGGTGACATGGTAGCGCGGACTTCAGGGGATGCAGAAAAGTAAACGGATGTCAGAAAAATGAACCCCGCCCACGTCAGCCCAGGGCGCGTAAGCTGGCGGAAAGCGTCAACAAGGACGTAGATGGAGCCAACCCAAGGCCACGTCGCCGCGGGCATGACGAGGGTTGCGTTGGAGTCCTTCTGGGACGCGGTGAAGGCGTTCCACGCTGCCTCTTTCTCGGCTGCGGCCAGCTTGGCGTTGAGCAGCATGATTTCCACTTCGGCGTCTTTCTTTTTGCGCCACGTCTCAAAGAAACTCGTCCCAAGATGGAGCAGCGAACCGACGACACCCCCGCTCGCTGCGTTGAAGAGGATGTCGGTGAGGCTCATGGTTTATTTCCCCCAGACGTAGGTGCGAGCAACAATGCCCACAAAGTTAGCCGCTGTCACCCGCTCACGGTTCTCGTAAGCCTTGTTCCCCAGCCCCGTCATGATCCAGCCGCCAGCGTCGATCTGCGCGGCTTGGTGCATGACGTTGCGACCAGCCCACACAGGGACGTAGATGCAGAGCGTGCCGGCCTTGATGTCGCTGTAGCTGGCACCCGACACAAGCACGGCCAAAGCGGACACCGTTCGCAGCGGGTCAGCCCCAGCGGGAGCCGCAGGGATGTACGGTGCCATCGAGCCTGTGCCTAAGACTACTACGGCACTTGGGCCTGCCAGAGTCCAAGCTTCAGCCTCTGAGGCCACTACAACCCGCGTTGGCAGTCCAGCTAGCAATACCCGCTCACTCCGCAGCGCAAGGCCCAGCACGACCACGAGGCCGAGCGCGAGCACCGCAAGGAGAAGTGAGCGGCGTAGCGTCACGGCGTCGGCTTGTCAGCAGCAGCGGCCTTGAGGGTTTCGATCTCGGCCAGCGCAGCCGCGAGGGAGTCCACCAGAAGATTGAGCGACTGCTGTTGGAGCTGGGTCACGATCGCGTTTTTGTGTTCTTCTTTGGTCATGGTAGAAGTTCAAACCCAGCATTGACCGCAAGGACGCCAGCAAACTTCTCGTCATTGACCCAGACGGCGCATTGCTCTGCCGTCGCTGGCACGAGGCCCACGGGCATGATTTCCACGCCCTCTGCGTCGAGGAGGTGGCAGTCGGCAACGGCGGTAGGTTGCGTGTATTGGATGTATCGAACCTCGAACTGAGTTCCGACTTTAGGGGCTGCTGGAGACCCCATTGTGTACGGTGCGATTGGGATGGTCATGGGTGTAGTGAGTTAGTGATTACCAAGTGGCGATTGCTACGCGCTTCCAAGTGTTGGTTGCGGTGCAGATGTAAATGTAGCTGGCATCCCACGACATCGTTCCAACCGTGCCCGTGGCTGATGCGCTGGCAGGCGTGGCGGAGAGCGTGTGGATGACCGTGCCCGCAATCGTCACCGCGCCCGCGAAGGTGGCGGTGGTGGCCGTCAGCTTTAGTGAGTTTCCTGCCCCAGCGTAAAAATCCAGCACGTTTGCAGCCGATTCTTGGATGTATGTGTCGCCGCCGCCGTCGAGATAGAGCTTTTTCGTGCCTGCGATTGCGAGTTCACCAGCGAGCGAGTTGAACCCCGTGCTAGTGCCTGTGATAGCGCCCGAGAAAGTGGCGGCTCCCCCGAAATAGCTCGCGTTGCCGTTGTTGCCCGCCGACAGCCCACCCGTGACCACTAGCGCGCCTGCGCTTGCGGAGCCTGCGGTGGAGGAGGCTATGGTGACGCCGGTGGAGGAAAGTGCCGCAACCTCAGTAAAGTTAATGTTGAACGAGTGCTTGTGGCCTGTTGGCGCGAGGTAGTAGAGCGTTGTTCCTCCTGCGCCACCAGCAATGCCCTGCATTGTGTTGCTAGTTCGGCTGTTATTAAAAGACATGACGCCAACTGTTGCTGCGTCAGCCATAGAGCCGAACAAAACCGGCGTTGTTAATGCTGTGTTTGTCAGACTCGCTATCTGTGCTGTTCCGCCACTATTCGCAGTCAGCGTAGTAAAGCTACCCGCTGCCCCGCTGATTGCTCCCGTCGCTGTCACCGCACCCGTAACCGTCAATCCCGTCGTTGCAATGTCCAACACCTTTGCACCGTTAGCCGCTACACCAATGTTGTCTAAACCAATACGATAGAGCCCTGTGTTTTGGTTGGATAGAAACGCAAAACTGGGATTGGCAGCCGTACCATTTGCTCCATGCACACTACCACCTGGCGCAATTACACCACTGGTTGTAAGCGTGGTGACAGATGGGTTGGCAGCACTCATCTTACGCGTGCCGTTGGTTGCTCCATCCAAAGCCATAAAATCATCAGATGCAGCCGATGAAGCAGTTGTAGCGAGGTCTTTGATGCGAATGTCAGCCATAAAATAAAGGGTTACGGATATTGAACGTACACAAACTTGTTCCCAGACGAATCAACGATGTTATCGCTGGTAGCTGTAATCAAATACCCATCTGGGATAATAGGTCTGCTAGAGTCATTTAATTGGGGTATGTTGATACCCGTAGCCATGCGCTGGCCCAGAATATCACATTGACTGCCAAGGATCGCAATCACAGCTGGAATTCAGAGGCTTGGATAGCTGCGCTAGTTGCACCTTGGCGGATGAACTTAGCCTGTTGCGCTGCTGCGGTAGACCAGGTGTAATGCGACCCAGAGTAGAGGCGATGACCGTTGGTCGTGGTGGGCGCAGAGCCGTCAAACGTGCACATCACGTCAGCGTCCTGCACATCCAGAACAATCATAGTCGTAGTATCGCCAAACGTGGAAAACTGTACGCCACCTACCGTGCTGTCTACCGTCAGACGTTGATCCGCTACTGCACTACCACGATACCAGGCTGGTTTCGGGAAGATGTTATTTAGATTGAATGAACTCATAAGTAAGTAGTTTCAGGATTACCAAGAACGATTTTGTGAGGTAACGTGCGTGCTGACAGTCATTTGGAAGCTGTCTGGCATCTGCCGTTGGATGCGGTCCCATTCCTCATTTTTCTTCATCTCAACGATGTTGTAGGCTTGGGCGGCTTTGTCAGCCTGACCGTCTTGAATCAACCAGTCTCCGTAGGTCTGCCAGATCAAAGGCTGGCTAATCATTTCAGGGACGGGCTGAATCTCCCACTTGCTAGGAGTATCCTCTGGGTCTTGCCCTGCCGTGGTGGTTGCCAAGCATTTGTAGTAATCGCTTGTTCCAACAGAGGCTCCAGCAGTCTTGGTGTAATAGATGTACTGACCTGCAACGTAGGTTGCGGTGGCGGAAAAGGCATCCCCAGCATAGTTGTAGGGAACGCGCCGATAGTAGATGTAGATCGGATTGGCTGGGTTCGTGTTGTAGGTGACGTAGCCATTCGTCCCCATAAACCCACCCGCACTGGAAATCATCTGGAAACCATCCTTAGTCACCACAAACCCTTGTCCACGCGGATAGGTAATCATGGCTGGGCTGTCTACCCACGCCTGGAACATGACATCAATCTCAGCTTCCCCAGTTTGATCCCACGGAAGGTTAAATTGCTGCGGAGAGACATTGTTCTGTTGGACGATCAAATTGCCCCACAGGTAAAGCCCCTTGGTAATGTCACCAAGGTAAGAAATCGTAGTCCCATCCGTGCTGATGCCTGCTTTATAAGTCTGGCTGGTGGCATTAGCCCCAGTCTGATACATGATTGTGCAAAGGAAGAACCCATTGGCGCATTGGGAGATATTTGCGCTCTGAACGTTGGATTGGGTTCCAACAAGTCCGGTCTGGACGTTAAAGAACGTGGAGAACGTGGTTGTACCGTCGTTTACGGCCAAATAGAGGTAGTTCCTACCCGCTGGACGTGCGTAGACACTTGCTTGGTAGTTTGTGGCCCCAAATGCGCTTACAGCCTGTGTTACGTTGTGCTCAGTAGTCGTAGCCGTCTCAAAAACTTTGCTGGCGGTAACGCGGTTGTCAGCTGGGTTACTGATGTTGTTGGCCGTAACCGTCACATTGGGAGCTATCCAATACGCTGTCTGGGAAAGATCGTTGGGGTATGTCAGCAAATCACCCACAAACCGAGCCTCACCCCATCCCGTCAAATCAGGCCAATTGCCAGCTCCCCAAATCTGGCGCACATTGGCGTTGAACAAGTCATTGATCGATTGCGCCGTCTCCGTCGTCAGACGAGACGTGGGCACGCCAATCAGCCCGCAAATGTTAGCCAAAGCGCGACTGTAGGCGATTGTTCTCACTTAGTCTTTATTTTTCATCCATCCACCTGTTAAGCCATGACGAGCAGGATTGACCTTAGGACGATAGCCAACGGCACACAGATGCGGATTATCTTTCAGATACTCAGGCATCCATTCATGGACGTTATTCCCGTGCTGACCCTGCAAACGGAAGAAGAGG